AAATAAATTAAGATGAAATTGAAGTTAAAACAAATGACTGTTGGCTTATTGGTTAAGTATAGCCATGCTATTAAAATGAGTGATAAAGAACGATTTGAATTAATACAGTTTCTTGGACTTAATCAAGATCAATTTGTCCAGCTACTTAGAAGTAATTGTGAGAAATGGATGGAATATAGTATGCACTCTTCAGGTAAATATTCAAAATATATAGATGTACCTATTTTCGTTCATTGGTGGATGATTATGCACGCTCAATATGATAAGTTGTTTTGGAATATGGTTAAAGACAATGAATGGATTTATACAATGGAGAAACAAGATGTGTTTGATATTTACTGTGAGTTCCATGTTAAATGGACATTACCGCCAACATTGGAAGAGGTTGAAATGATGGAAAAGCAATTTCAGCAAATGCAAAATACCGTTAGGGAAAGAAAGGCAATGACAAAACATGAGTTTGTATTCAATCCAAACTGATTCAAATCCCTCTTAAATTCAACGAGAATCTATTTTTAAAACAAATTGTGGTATTTATACCACTCGAAAAAATAAAAGCCTTAAAACGGCTTATTACACAACTTTTAAAACCCTCTTAAAAATGATACATACTGATTCTACTAATAAGGTTTACTTAAAATTATCTGTTTGGGAAAAAGAATCTATTCCAACAGTTAAAAACGAAATCATGGATTTTATAACTCATGTACTTGAATTTAAAAATGAGTTAGGCGAAAAACAAATTATGGGTGCTGCTCATATCCTTCGCTTAGTTCGAGATATGGGAACAGAAAAGACAGGTTATGTAATTCCAGTAAATGCAAATACAGTTTCAGAACTGACAGATGTAAATCAAAAATTGCAGCTAGAAAATTTTAATCAAAAAATTCAGCTAATGGAAGAAGAGCGGACAGCACTTGAATTAGAAATTATTGATAACCTTTTAACTACTAAATAATGAAAAGAGAACTTTATACCGAAGGTGATACTATATACTTATATGAAAAAATAGGTAAGAACGGTAAGGATGATAAAGATGGAATAACCGCAAAGGATTTTACAAAGATGCTTAATGTCGTAAAGCAAAGAGGTGATATTCTTAGATTAAGAATCAATTGCGGTGGTGGTTCTGTTTATGATGGGTTTACCATATTAAGTGCTATTAAAGATAGTGGACTTACTGTCATTGTTCACATAGATGGTTTAGCCGCTTCGATGGCTTCGGTCATTGCATTAAGTGGACATAAGGTTTATATGTCTAACAATGCAATGTTAATGATTCATAATCCTAAAGGTGGAATGGTTGGGGAAGCTAAAGATTTTGATCGAGAAGCCAAGGTGTTACGCAAGATCAAAAAATTAGCATTGCGCCTTTACAAAGAACGGACTGGATTAGATGAAAATATTTTATCCTCGATGATGGATAAAGAAACGTGGTTAGATGCGAAGGAAGCATTTGATTTTGGTTTCATAGATGAAATTTCAGACGCAACTTTTGAAATGGAAAAAGTGCCTGCCGTTATGACGGTGGACAATATTTATAATTCTTACAAATTTAAAAAAGGAAAAAAAATGAATATCAACACCTTAACATTAATGGGGTTACCACCAACCGCAACGGTTGAAGAATTAAATTCAGCTATCAAATTAATGGTAGCTGAAAATGGAAAACTATCTGATGAAGTTGGCAAAATCGAAGATAGTAGAATTGACACTTTTTTGGAGCAAGCAGTACAGAGCGGAAAACTTGAAACATCTTTAAAAGATGGATACCGCACATTGCTCAAAAAAGATTTTGCCACTACATCAAATCTTATCAACAACTTACCAAGTGCAGATTCAACACCAATAACTGTTACTTCATTACTTGCGGAAGCAAGAAGAATGAATAGCAATCAAGCAGGTGGAGAATTGCCAGTTGATAAATCGAAATGGACGTTAGACGATTATCGGAAAAACGCATCACATGAATTAGAAGCGAATCCGCAATTACTGAATCAATTGATAGAGAAATACGGGAACTAATCCGTAAGAAGCATTTAAGCGTCATTTGAACGCTATTTAAGAACCATTTAAAATTTAAGAATACAATGGCTTTACCAAAGCAAGTATGGACAAATCAAATCATGGAAGGATTCTACCCTGACAGTAGTTTTCTAATGTACGCCCGTGATTTTACCTCACACGTTGATAATGACATTATCAATATGGCAGAAGCAGGAGTTGATCCTGTTGTTTTAATTAATAACAATACCTATCCAATTGCAGTAGTACAAAGAACTGATACACCGATTGCAATTGAGTTAGATAAATTTGAAACTGAGAATACCTTGGTTCGTCGTCCAGATGTGGTTGAATTGGCTTATGAAAAATTAGAAAGTGTTCTAGTTGGTCATAGAAGCGCATTGAGAACAAAAACGGGTGAAAAGGCTGCTCACGCATTTGCTCCAAGTGCTGATAGTACATTTACTCCAATTGTTCCGACTACTGGAGGTGACGATGGTGACGGATTAAAGCAAATCCAATTTGCCAACATTTTGACACTCAAACGAAAGTTTGATGATTTGGAAATTCCAAAGGAAAAAAGATTTTTGGTTATGAATCCAAAGCATGTAGAACAATTGATTCTATCAGATTTGGAGACTTTTAAAAACCTAACTGATTTTGTAAACGGCAAACCAAATACTTTTGCAGGTTTTAGAATGTTGGAATACTCACGTAATCCAAAATATAACAGAACCGATTTTACAAAGGTAGCATTTGGAGCTGCTCCTGATGCAAACGACACTTATTGTTCATTTGCTTTTTCTTCTGATGAAGTAATGAAAGCAGATGGTAATATTTACTTATACGAACGACGGGACGACCCCGAAGAGCGTGCAACTATTGTGGGATTTGATAAACGATTTATTGCTCTTCCAATTAGAAATAAAGCGATTGGGGCAATAGTAGCGGCAGCAGTTTAATTCAGCCATTTCTCGTTTTATATTTCAGGTTTTGGGTGATGGTTTTTAGCCATCACCCTTTTTTTATAACAATACAATTACATACACATGAGTTACTTATATCAACCAAAAAGAAAAGGGACAATAAAGCGATATAGAACCGTTCAAAATAGATATAATGAATTGTATAAGAATCAAAGAAAACGCTCCGACGATGTTGTTGAGCAGTTAATGGAGGAATTTGGATATGATGATGTGGACACAATTTATAGAATCTTAAAAACAGAATTACCATGTATAGATTAACTTCAAAAATTCAAATCGGTGAATGGAAATTAAAGGGAGTTATTTCTCTTCAAATAGAAAGTTCTTGGAAAATGTTTACCGACACTTGTACTATTACTATTCCAAAAATTCTTAGAGAATGGAAAGATAAACCTGTCTATTTTACGGATGGAGAACCATTGTTTAAAAAAAGTGACGAGGTGATAATTGATTTAGGATATAACGACATAAATGTAAGAACGTTTAAGGGGTATGTTACTTCAATAAATTCTAATGTTCCAATAACTTTAGAATGTCAAGATGAAATGTGGTTACTTAAAAAAAATAGTCAAAATTTAAGTTTTAAGGATGTTGATTTGAAAACATTACTTAGTCATATAATACCAAAAGAAATACCTTTCGAAGCTGCTGATATTAGGCTAGGAGCATTTAGGGTAAGCAATTCAACTCCTGTTCAAATACTGGAATTTTTGAAGAAAGAATACTTCTTGAAATCATGGTTTAGAGGTGGTAAATTATATGTAAATGTATTACCAATAAATTACGAATTACAGAAAGAACACACCATTAAGTTTAACCGAAATGTCATAAGTGATAACTTGATTTATCAAAAAAGTGAGGAGACACAAATTAAGTTGAAGGTAATTTCTATTCTACCAAATAATCAAAAAATAGAACTTGAATTTGGAGATACTGAAGGCGAAGAGCGGACACTTCATTTATATGATGTTAAAGAATCTGATATGAAACAAATTGCAGAAAGAGAACTTCCTTTAATGCGATATACAGGCTATCGAGGGGACTTTTTAACCTTCTTAGAGCCACATATCCAACATGGTGATGTTATCTATTTAATCGACGATAAATACCCCGAAAAAAACGGTAAATATCAAGTTAGAAAGGTTAACACAACCTTTGGTACTGGTGGTGGTCGTCAGAATGTAGAATTAGGCGTAAAAGTTGGATAAAAAGGACTATATTTGTATTGCTGACTTACGAGGCAGCTCTACCAAAAAGGGGCATTATGAGCAATCATTTTGCCCCTTTTTGATGTCACAGATTGAAGGCGAAAACGCTCCAACTTAATTATTTTGTTAATTAACCATTTAAAAAAACCGATACAATGTTGTAATTTTTAATGTTTTTTATAAATAAAATGATTTCAAAATGTTTTTTTAAACAAGTAATCACTTACATATGCAGCTACATTAAAAAAGGTAAATGGGGGAAGGAAGTTTTTTTTTTGAACAAAAGGAGTCAGGCGGTCAGGCTGGTCGCTGCGTTCTTGGCCAGGAGCGAGGGAATATCGAATAATGAACAAGGATTTGAGAATTAAGAAATTTGACGATACTATTTGTATTTTCTATGTGAA